CACTTCCAAAAGCCTCAATTACTGAGATGTTTATGCCTCGTGCATTTTCAAATAAGTCCTATGATGGCTATTTAATTGGGAGAGGAGATGATGGAGTCTTGAAGACGAATAAAGTCTCTGGGTGCACTCTCGGTAAGGCTAGCTTAGCTGACGAAGAGAAGTACGATGCATGGATTATCCACAAATACGAACGGGAGACCGTTGATGGAGATTGTGGTAGTGTGCTAGTTTTGTTTACACATAGTGGTCCTATGATTGCTGGTGTTCACAGATTGTTGCACAGGAGCTATATGTCGACTTATATGTCATCAGTTGCTGTTTTCCGGGAAAATTTGCCGGATTTGTCTGGCTTTGTATCTAGTGGGTCACCAAAATTGGTGTCCCCGAGCAGTCGCTTTGGTGAACTGACAGAGTTGCACTCCATGAGTCACGTCCGGTATTTGGAAGAGGGTCGAGCAGAGGTCTTCGGATCTTTTAATGTTTGGCGATCTGAGCACAGATCCAAAATGCGACCCACGGTCTTTCAAGCTGATTTAAGAGCTTGTGGTATTGATGTTGACATGCTGCCCGCAAAGATGTCAGGTTGGAAACCTGATCAAAACAACCTCAAGAAGTTGGTTACTAACAACGTGAAGATTAATGAGGTTATAGTTGATGCAGTTTGTGAAGCATTGCTCGATAAATGGTCTGTTGCTTTACCAATGGCGCGTGATGAGATGTGTGTTTACGACTTAGATACCGCTGTTAATGGGTGCGCAGGATTTCGATTTGTTGATAGAGTTAATCTCAGCACTAGTGCTGGGTTCCCGTATTGTAAATCGAAGAAACATTTCGTTATTCCAGACCCCACCGAGGACGACCCCCACCATGTGCGTCTCAAGGATGAGATTATAGACGATTTCGAACACATCAATTCCGCATATTCGCGGGGAGAAATGAGTCACCCCGTATTCCAGTATGCGAAGAAGGATGAAATGCGACCACGTGAAAAAGTCGAGAAGGATAGTACACGTGGGATCAATGGAGGGCCATTCGCATTCATTCTTATGATGAGGATGCTTACTCTCGCCATGACGCGCATCATCCAACTGAATTGGTTCATATTTGGGATCATGGTTGGTATGGAGTGTCAAACGGCGCAATGGCATGAGTTGCTGCAGATGTTCCAGCGGAAAGGTTTTAAGAAATTCATTGCTATTGATTTTTCTGGTTTTGATTCTTCGTTCCTGACGATAGTGATGAGGGCAGCCTTTCGGTTACTCCGTCGATTTATGGAGCGTGCCGGGGCTCATGATACGCATTTGCAATACTTTGATTGCATGGCGTTCGATTTGACGTATTATCTTGTCAATTTTCTTGGGACTCTGATACAACTTGTTGGGAAGAACCCTTCTGGACATGCCTGGACAGTCATTATCAATAGTGTTGTGAATTTCATCTACATGATGTATGCATGGGTGATTCTTCACCCCGACTTCAAACCAGAGTCATCGCCTGTAGAATATGTTCGCATTGCCAAGCAATTCTTTGAATATGTTGTTATGGTCGCATATGGTGATGATAATTTCTCATCGGTTAGTGATGAAGCCCCATGGTTTAATCACACTGCCATACGAGATGCGATGGCGCAGTACGGTGTGGTCGTGACCATGGCTGAGAAATCAGCCGAATCGCGCCCATACATCATTGAAGAGGAAGTTTCTTTCTTGAAGCGCAAATTTGTCTTCAATAAGGATTTTGGCAAGTTTGTCGCACCTCTCGAAGTAGCATCGATATGGAAATCCCTGAGCTGGAATCGTCTGTCTGACGTGGTCTCACCACCTGAATCCCTTGCTTCATGTGTCATGTCGGCCATGTATGAATTTGCATGGCATGGACGTGAGATTTATGAGCGAGAAATGGATTATATTTGGTCCCTGTGCGATAAACACAATATACCATATATACGCAGAGATTTTGACTTTTTTGTTGAGGAGTTCAAAAAGAATTCCGACCACTTTTATGCGGATATGCGCAGACGTGGTATAGACTTGGAGTCAGAGCAGGGCGGGTCCTGTGATATTAACCCGGCGGCGGGGTGCATGTGCACTCCTGCCATCAGTCGGCCTTGCACTAGGTCGCTACGCTCAACCCGTTTAGCCAAAAAGTGTCTTGCAGGTTTGATCTCTCCCGAACACTCCCGGTTCGGTGATCTGCTTCTTGTTAAGAATTTGAAGTGCCTATTTAGGCATGGCAGTCCTCAGCTGCAGGGAGGCTCCTCGCATGAGGTCCCTGATGCAAATA